AATTCTCCGATCAGCATTTTCCGGCAAGCTTGCCGCGACAAGAATTTCGCTCACGATAACGACATTCTTCTCAAATGGTGCTTACCCAACGCAGTTGCTGTGAGGGATCGAAGTGACAGATACATGCTTGATAAGGCATCGAGCAGCCAGAAAATTGACCCACTCGTAGCGATGCTTATGGCCCTTGCGAGGGTCACTGTTGCGCCGGTGCGAGGCAGAGGAGACTTCTATGTCACATGACATCAAAATGGCCGAAAGGCTTGGCAAAACATTCAGAGCACTCACCAGCGGAATCACAGATCCAGCATCGTGGTTGATCGAAGCATTCGGTGGTGGCAAAGCAAAGAGCGGAGTCAAAGTCAGCACCAACACCGTCCTCGGATTGCCTGCTGTTTGGTTTGCTGCGCAGAAGATATCTGGGCATTTGGCAGGGTTGCCGTTGAATGCGAGAAAGCAACTTCCCGAGGGCGGAACAGAGGTGCAAAGAACCTCACCGGGACACAAGTTGCTCAATGTCTCTCCGAACAACTTGATGACTCCGTTTCAGTTGCGTGAACTGATGATGATTCATGCGTTGTTGCTTGGAAACGGAAGAGCGTACATCGAGCGTAACGGGTTTGGGCAACCGATTGGGTTGATCCCGGTTTTGCCTGAGAACTGTCAGACCATGCTTGTCAATGATCAGAAGTGGCATCTGGTTTCCAAAGACACTGGCGTTTCTGCAAACCTGTCGAATGCTTTCAGTGAAAACGAATACTGGAAAGTCCCAGACCGGGACATGCTCCACATAATGGGTATGTCCTACAATGGCATTTGGGGCATGCATGTCATCGACATTCTGCGTGATGCGTTTGGCCTTGGCATTGCCGGTCAGGATGGTTCTGCTTCTGCGTTGAAAAACTCTGGCAGACCCGGCATGGTCATCACCGCACCTCCCGGCATGTTTAGAAGTTCCAAAGAAGCTTCAGAGTTCCTGAAGAATTTTGAACAAAAGCATGAGGGCGTAGAGAACAGTGGCAAGGTCGGTCTGCTGCGTGAAGGAATGTCACTCAACACTCTTCCAATCTCAGCATCGGATGCACAGTTCATCGAGCAGCGTCAATTCCAGAGGGTTGATCTTGCAATGATATTTGGCCTTGAGTCAATCCTTGGTGACGAAACTGGGATCACATACAAGTCCATCACAGAACGCAATGCAGCGTTTATCAACGGATGCCTTAGCCGCTGGTTCTGCAAGTGGGAAGAGGAATGCAACCGCAAGCTCCTCCCCGAACAACTTCGCGACAGTGGTCAGGTTTTCTATCAGTTCGATACAACCCCACTGCTCAAAGGCGACCCATCTACGCTTGCAGACTATACTCGCAAGATGCGTGAGCAGTTTGCACTGAGCACCAACGAAGTGCGTGAGATGCATGGATTCAATCCCGTTGACGGGTTGAATGACGACTACACAAACGAACCTGCGGGTGAATCACCCGAACTTCCACCTGCAACCCCCGAGGAACAGACCGATGAAACTTGAAGGTGAACCTGGAAAAATCACGATGCGTGGAATGATCGGAGACTTCCAAAACGGAGTTTCCGCTGACGATTTCATGGATCTGCTCAATGATCAAGAAGGGGATCTTACGATCTTTCTTGATTCCGAAGGCGGATGCGTCACCAGTGGGATCTCGATGTACAACCAAATCCGAGAGTATGACAACGGTCAGGTAACGATCCACATTGATAGCCAAGCATGCAGCATCGCAACTGTCGTAGCGTGCGCCGCTGACCGCGTGTTGATGTCCAAAAATGCACTTTTTTTCGTACATAATGCTTGGACGGTGGCAGCAGAAAATGCAAAGGGATTCCGCGAAGTTGCTGACATCCTCGACATGTTGGATGGTCAAATCTCCGAGGTGTACTCCGAGCGTTGTGGCAAGTCACCGGAAGAGTGTAAGAAAATGATGGACGACGAAACTTGGATGAACGCAGAAGATGCGGTCGCAATGGGGTTTGTCGATGAAATCTACAAACCAAAAGAACGCAAAAAGCCAATGAAAGCGGAAGCAAAACCCGTTGCCCTGTGTCCTGCTGCAATCAGCAACAAAGCAGCAGCGTCAGCGAAGCGGATGAAACTCAAGCTTTCAAATTTGGCGAAATAAAGTTTTTTGTTAAAATCGCCCAACCTGTGGGTTCCCACCTTGACAACAAAGGAATTTTACATGTCTCGCGTAGAAGCTATCAACGCTCGACTGTCTGACATCGCGGATGAGATGCAGGCAATTTCTGATGTCGCTTTGGAAGGCGAAGGTAGCCTGAGCGATGCAGATAACAAGCAAATCGATGCCCTCAATGCTGAGTTCTCGGACTTGGAGAGTGAGAAGGATCGACTGGAAAAAATTCAAGCAGCGAAAGATCGAATCGCTGCCGCAAAACTGACTCCTGCGGCGGTCGCAGCAGTCGTCGAACCAGAAGTTCAACCAGAGGATGAACCATTGATTCCTGCAACGGTCAAAAATCAGAAGTCGAAGGTTTTCGCAAGTAGCGAAGACGCTTTCCGAAGTGGCATGTGGCTGGCAGCACTGGCAGGCAATCGCCGAGCTAAAGAGTTTGTCGCATCGCAAAACGAAACGACCGCTGGCGAGGGAATCGAAACTGTCCCAACGCCACTGAACGAAGCACTCGTCAACTTGCTTGAAGAGTACGGCGTGGCTCGTCGTCTGTGCCGCAGGGTTGCAATGGGTGCTTTGACTTGGACTGTTCCAAAGGTCATCGGGCATGCATCGATCAGCTATCCGGCAGAGGAATCTGCGATCTCAGATTCAGAAATGAATTTTCAGCAGAAGGTGCTCACGGCAGGCAAAATGGCTGGTCTCGTGAAGATCAGTTCTGAGCTTGTCGAAGACTCAATCGTCAACATTGTTGACGAAGTCACGCGAGACTTGGCATACGGCATGGCTCAGGCCGAGGACAACACTTTGTTCACCGGCTCAAGCCTTTACAGTGGCGGAATCGAAGGCGATTCCAATGTCGCTGGCAACACTGTCATTGGCGTTTCCAGCATCGCGTTGACTGACCTGACTGCTTTGGTTGCTCTGCTTCCAAACTACGCAGGCATTCGACGCGAGTGGTGCTTCAACCGAAGCGTCTTCTATGGTCAGATCCGCGACATCCTGAACGCTGCCGGTGGCAACGCAATGGTTGACATCGAGTCTGGTCAGCGCCCATCGTTGTTCGGTTTCCCCGTCAACTTGGTTGAGGCAATTCCAGGTGCATCAGCAAGCACCTCTGGTGATCTGCTTGCAACCTTCGGTGACATCGGAACCTCTCACTACTTCGGTGATCGTCGCAACCTGTCGTTCCGCATTCTGGATCAGTTGTACGCCAACACTGACCAGATCGGAGTTCAGGCAACTCAGCGAATCGCGGTTTCCCCTGTTAACCCAGAGGCATTGGTCAAACTGACCATCGCGTAATCGTGACAAAGGTAAAGTTTATCAAGCCCCACCTCAATCGCGAGGTGGGGTTTGTAACCGACAGTCTGAACGAGGGAGTGGTTAAGACTCTTCTCTACATTGGGGTTTGTGAAAAAGTCGATGAAGATTCCAAACTGGACAATCGAGAGACAAACAAGTCCCGCAAACAACCCCGTAAGTCTCGAAGAAGCAAAGCAGCATCTAAGAGTCGGCGGGACTGCACAGGATGCGATGATCCAGCGTCTTGTAACCGCTGCGACTGAGCAACTTGAGATCGACACAGAGCGATGCTGGATCTCTCAGACGTTCGAGCAGCGTATGCTTGGCTTCCCCGACAAGGGAGGCAGCATTCTGATCAACATGCGTCCTATCTATGCTGTGTCCTCTGTGACATACAAGCATGATGTCGATGGGACGATTACAGATACAGTGCTTGCGACAGACCAATACGATGTGGATGTTGCAAGACGCAGACTCTTCTGTGCTCCCGGCGTCTCAGATTGGCCTGAGACGATTGAGAACAATCGTGCTGTCACGATAGCGTTCACCGCAGGTCAGCCGAGCGTAGAGTGCGTCCCAGAGCTTGCAAAGCAGGCTATCTTGCTTGAAGTAGGTCGGTTGTACTTCGATCCCGCGCAGGAGAATCTCGTCAACACAAACGATGGCAGAAGCTACGAAGCGATTGTGCGTAAGTTGATGAGGAGTTCCTATCCATGACGAAACTGACAGGGTTTCGCAGGAAGCGTGTTGGATTCCGAAACTACCTTGCGACATTCCAAACTCAGAACCTGCAAACCGACTCCTACGGAAATCGACAGTACACCGACAATGCGACTTGGGTGACCAACGTCTCTAATTGGCCCTGTGAACTGATCTCTGTTTCAGGCAAAGAGACTGTGTACGGTGACGCTGTCACTGAGCTATCCACGCATATCATTGTAGGTGACAAAGAGCAGGCAAAAGATGTCAACGCTCGCATGCGGGTCATGATCGAAGACGAGGAGTACGGCATTGTCGCAATACGCGATGTGTCAGGTACGAATCGCGAACTCCGAGTGGAGTTGAAAAAGTCATGAGAGGAAAACAGTATCATTTGCTTCAAAACGCGAAAAGGGAAGCAGCGCAGATTAAGCGTGGCATGAACCGCAGAAAGGCAAGCAGAGCGGTGAAGTCCAAGTTTCAGCACAGCAAAAGCACAGACATGCTTTTTAGGGAGCTAAATTTTTTGATCGCTGAACGTGTTGCAAGACCTGCGGCAAGGGCAGCTACGACAATCGTTCGCGCAGAAGCAAAAAAGCAAATCATCAAAACCGGCAAAAGAACATACGACGATGATCATGTCGTGAATCCTCAAGGACAACCAATTGGTCGATCACGGACGACCGGAACATTCAAGAAGTTGAGCAACAAGCTCAAAAGTAAACGCAAGGAAAGCGAGCAACTTGCTGCCGCTATCATTGCTCGCAACTGGCGTGGAAAACGCAGGGACGGGGTTGTTGGCAGCACTGCTGGGCCATCGCATCAGGTAGCACCACATGCTCACCTTCTTGAGTATGGTGCAGTCATTATCCTGTGGGGC